ATACTAGCAATGTGAGACGCCTTTGTAATAAAATCTTCGAATAGTTCACCTTCAAGATCGTCTGTTGGCTGGAAGATAGATTCGTGATTTGTATCATATAATTCAACATTAAACTTACCTTCCCAATATGGAATTTTGATTTTCATTGTAGGCATACGCGAATAATCTGGTTCATTAGTACCTTTGATATTAGGGTACCTCAGAATTGGATTATACAGGGCTTCTAGGACTTCCTTTGACATTTTACGACCAAACAGTTCACTTGAATGTTCGACAGCATAATTAAGTAGTAATGATTCGAATTCTTTCATTTTGTTAAAGAAATCTGTAACACCATCATTACTATATTTTTCTTCTGGAAATTGCAACGCCAAATTGTAGCTTTCTTTACCCGAATTGTCATCAACAATTTTGTTAATACCCCATGTTAACATTAATGGAGTGTTTAATCGAAGAACATTATTGTTACAGTCCATTATACGAAGACTCTTACCACCTCTTGCATTGATTTTAACGGTTCCATAGTTAATATCCTTTGGTTCCCATTCGTTGAAGTGAGTAATCAAGTTTTTTGCTTCGGAAGTCATCGTATATAGATAATTGAATTATGTTGTTAATTAATCTTTAAATCAATTTTGCAGAAAAATCAATTGTAATTTTTGTTTTGATTTATTAACGTTATGGTGTTATAAAATCATATATTATAGAACATATTGAACTATCGAATTTTAACTCACATTACACTATCAACCACTACAAGATTCACATGAATTCGTCAAAGAAGGATCTATTGTAAATTGTTGAGGAGAAGCTTTTGCTCTAGAACGTAAATAATACATGCCTGTTTTCAAACCATTTTGCCATGCATAAAAATGCATAGAAGTTAATTTATCGTATGTTGGATCTTCCATCCATAAATTCAAACTTTGACTTTGACATACATACGCTCCTCTGTCTTTAGACATATCAATCAATACTTTCATCGAAATTTCCCATACAGTTTTGTATTTATCACGTAAACATTTTGGTATATCTGAAAATTCTTGAATACTTCCTCTCGCTTTCACCAATAAATTTTTATTTTTTTCATTCCACCACCCAATATTGATCATGTCTTTTAATAAATGTTTATTTATAATTGCGAACTCACCTGCTAGAGTACGTCTCGCATACATATTCGTTGTGAATGGTTCAAAACACTCATTGTTTCCAAGAATTTGACTAGTAGAAGCTGTTGGCATAGGAGCAACTAAAAGAGAATTGTAAACTCCGTATTTCTGAATATTTTCACGGAGTACGTTCCAATCGTATATAATATTACAGTCGTTTCCATACACAGGTATATTTGGATTAACACCCCATAAATCGAATTGAAATTTACCATTGTACATTGGTGAATTTTCAAAACTACTATATGAAGTACAATTCTCTCTAGCTAAACAATTACTCTCTTCCAATGCTGCGTGGTATATTGTTTTGAAAATATCTACATTAAATTGTTTTGCTTTATCCGAATCAAATGATATATTCAATAATGCAAACACGTCAGCCAGTCCTTGAACACCTAAACCAATTGGCCTATGTTTTTGATTGCTCTTTTTGGTTTTTTCTGTTGGATAAAAGTTAATATCAATTACTTTGTTAAGATTACGAGTTACAGTACGGGTTACACTGTGTAATTTCTCAAAATCAAATGTTGTAGGCAATAATTGTATCAAGTTATCATATCCACCAATATAAACGTTTTTACGTACCTTGTTCACAGAATGTAATACTATTTGAGGAACAGATTCAGATATATCTCCATATTCCATACGTAACGTTGAATATAAATTTTTGCGTTTTTCATTATCGTCACAATTTTCTTCTTCATATTTGATTCCATGTTCATGAAAATAAGCCTTTGCTAACTTACAGTAATTACAATTTGTTTTAGTGTAAACTTTAACATATATATCATCCGATAGAATTGGTGAACGCACAAATTTAGGAAGCCCAATTGAAGCCAGATTACATACAGCTGTTTCGTTCGCATCTGAATATTGGATAATTTCTGTACACAGATTACTTGATTTAATTACTCCCAAATTTTTTTGATTAGATTTGAAATTACTAGCGTCCTTATATAACATATACGGAGTTCCAGTTTCAATTTGACTATCTAGAATAGAAAACCACAATTTTCTAGCAGAAATTGATTTATTTCCAATGTGTTCCTTTTCATATTTTTCGTACAATTCTGTGAATTCTTCTCCGTAACAATCACTTAATCCTTTGCATTTTTCTGGACACATTAACGTCCATTCCTTATTTTCTTTCACTCTTTTCATAAACAAATCAGGAATCCATAATGCATAAAACAAATCTCTAGCTTTCTTTTCTTCATCACCATGATTTTTTCTCATTTCAATAAAGTCTTCAATATCTAAATGCCAAGGCTCCAAATACATCGCAAAACTTCCATTCCGTTTTCCTCCACCTTGATCAACATATCGTGCTGTATTATTAAATACACGTAACATAGGTACAATCCCATTACTAACTCCATTAGTTCCTTTTATACGTGTTCCAGTTGCCCTAACATTGTGAATATGTAAACCAATACCACCTGCCCATTTCGATATCAAGGCACAATCAGTTAGTGTATTGTAGATACCGTGGATACTATCTTCCTCCATCGCCAATAGATAGCATGAACTAAGTTGGGGTCTTGGAGTCCCAGCATTAAATAAAGTTGGCGTAGCATGTGTAAAATATTTCTGACTCATGAGATGATATGTTTCAAAAACACGTTTTAAATCGTGTCCATGAATACCAACGGATACACGAAACCACATATGTTGTGGTCTTTCTATTATAGAATCATTTACTTTTAATAAATATGCCCTTTCTAACGTTTTGAAACCAAAATAATCAATTAAATAATCACGAGAATATTGAATTTCATTGTCAATTATTTCGTGATTCTCCACAACAATATCATAATAGTCTTTAGATATGATCGGTGAATGTTCCCCATGAATATCTTTATTGTAATATAATTGAGAAACGGTATCTTTAATATTACTTGGAGTGTTTTTATGATGATTGGATACAACAATTCGACCAGCAAGAATACCGTAATCTGGATGAATAGACGATAGTGAAGCACATTGTTGAGCTGTTAATTCGTCTAATTCACTAGTTTTGATACCTTCATATAATTGTTGGATGACTTTCATAGAGAGTTCAGTAAAATTAACGGACGTAATATTTTTAACACCTGAAATATGCATATTTGCCAGTTTTTTAATTCTGTTCAATATTTTGTCAAAACTAACTGATTCTCTTCTTCCTGAACGTTTTTGTACAACCATTTCATCAGGATACATTGTTTTAGATGATGACATATGATATGTTGACAACTGTAATATTTAAATGAATATTTGCAAATAATTTTATATGCGTTTTATATAATGAATTCATTACGGTTCTTTCTAGCAACTTTATTTTTTGTTGCAATGTTTGTACTTTACATATCTTCGACAAGCACTATCAATATCCAAAACAGTGAATCTTCTATACTGAACCCAATATCAGAAAAAGAGTTTGTTGTAGATACAAACAAAAATACTATTCCAATAATCACAGAAGACCATAATCAAGAGAATCGTCAGAATATATCTTCATATGAACAAAAAACGAATAATACATATGAACAAGACGATCCAAATAAAGTTATCGAAACACGTGAAAATGTAGAATTAAAACCATATAGTCCTGAAATGTTTGATTCTCTATATACTGTTTCTGTTTATAATTAGTTATTTATAATAATGATTTCATAAATAACTATTAGTTTATTTATTAATTTATTATTATGGTATATTCATAAATATCATCATAATAACATTGTTTTGGAACCATTTCAAACAACATGATACAATATTTAAATATCCACATGAATTACAAGACATTTTCCTTCACTGTCAAATGAGTCACTCATGTCAATAACTTTATTCCTTTCTGTATTCGATGCTGGTTTTCTGTGTTCGCAACCATGTTCTCGCTCATACAATATAGTATCCCAAGTTTCTTTTACGACAGGTAAGATTTGTGAAAACCACAGACGATTACGTTCTACTGATACACAAGAGTATTCTTGTAAATACCAGTAATACGTGTGAACATATGTATAGTTGGAATTTTCAAGTATATTTTCAATCCATTGTTCTGTTTCTTGTTTCTCTAATTCAATAGGTTTGTATTTATATATTGGGTTATTGTCTTCATCTAAAAAACATAACATTAAACCTTTTACCTGATTATTTGCCGTTTTTGTATATGTTCCGTCATTTTCAAATTGTTCTCGATTGTCATATTCTAAAAACCTACATTCCAAAAAGTCGCATATATCAATATCACAACATTCCATTTGACTTTGCATTTGAATCCAATATTCTTTTTTTGGAATTCCAGTCAATTCTCTGTTTTTTATACATTTGATTTCGAGTAGACGCCCATATCTGCTACTACTTTGATTTACATTTAATCCGTCTGGTGAAGCTCCTAAAAATGGGTATATTGGGTGTGGAATACACCCATATTCTTCTATCGTTGCACCATACATACTTTCATAAAACATTTGAGCTACCTGTTCGTACTTTTGACCCCAATGCATAGGGGAATGTATACCATTTTTAATATGTTTGATACCCACACACTTTTCATATATAATTTGATTTTTTGTAGATTGTGTATGTAATACTTTCCATAAGGTACTTGCAGATATACAATTATTTCGTATTTTAAACCACTCATCTGTACGTTGTTTTGGTGAATTTTTATTTATTTTTCGCAGATTTTCTATTTTCATTTCAATGTTATTGAGAATTGGATATTTTATAGTATGCTCTGAACGCGGAAGTAACTGTGTTTCCAATAACAATGAAACATTTTCGTAAATCGTACGTATATTCTCTTCAGTTTGAACATCATATAGTTCGACAGGGAGCATATCAAAATACGTTTGAGTTTCAAAATGTATTAAATCTTTCCATATTTCTTTATATTTATATTCCATCATATGAAAATTGCATTCTTTATATATAGTATTATATATACATTCGCTAATATGCTGAATTTCATCTGAATCCAATGTTATCGATTCTCTACTTTCTTCATTTATTAAAATATTTTCTATATCACTTAATATATATTCCATATCAGATAGCATTATATTTTATAATTATATAAACAACTACAAATATCTTTAATTATTTTAGTGCTATAGTATAATTATGCTAAATCTACCAACACACGAAGAACAACTACAGATATTGAATGAAACAAACACCAAATACATGAAATATATTCGAGTAAAATGTAGACAATATCAAAAACAAGATGAAATAAAATTTCGAATACCTATACAAATAATAAAAGAAGAAAACACTTGTGAAATATATAAAAATAATATATTAGATATATCAAATCTTACTGAGTTTACCATTGAAGTAAGAGATTTGTTGAGAAAGTCAAATATGATTTGTTATTACTGTTTAGAAAACATTTTTATTGAATACGATGAAAGTATACGAATAAAACAATGGACGTTAGACAGAATTGATAACACTAAAAATCATCACGTAAATAATTGTATTATTTCCTGTTTACAATGCAACATGAAAAGACATATTAAAGATTCAGATAAATTTAAGTTTACAAAACAACTTAAATTAGAAAAACTTGACGAATAATTATTGTTGCTTATAATAAGTATGAAATATTGGACCTGGACAAAAAATGGCGAAGTCTGTATCCGAACACCAAAATCAAAAAATCAAAACACAAAAGATGAAATACACGAAGAATTTATACAAAAGTTTACCCGCACTAATTTTGTACCTGATAACACGAATAAAGAGTCAACCATGTATAAACAAACATTATCTAACCCATTTATGAAAGATAATGACTATGTTGAAGATTTAATGACAGAATGCCAATATCTACGACCACAAAATTCTAATTATAATGTGAAACAATAAATAAAAATACTTAAATCTAACCATTCAAATTTGTTTAATGACTACAAATTTTATTTATTCAACACAAAATCAATTACTACTGAATAATTTAACTGAGTATTATTCAAAAAATAATCGTTTGGATACAATCCTACCTATTATTAACGGAACATCAGAATTGTCTATCAGAATCATTGACTGGTTTGTCACAAATTATTCCAAACAATATTACACTGTATATTCTATTCATGATACACATACAAATACATTAAAACGATTCAAAGTGTATACCGATTATAAGCTAAAATTAAAAGCTTACAGTAAACGAAGATTTGATCCTTTTTGTCGTTGGGAACGAATCTATATTCCATATAAGAACAATACACATATTCAAACCACATTGGGTCAGTTGAATTTTTTTAAATGGGCTCTAGATAATGACATTATAAAATATATTACTTCGAATATACGCAACATTGAACAAGACATGTTAGAACGAAATAGCAACTCCAAGAAAAAGTTGAAAATTAATGACGCAAAAAATAAAACAAGAAAACGAAGAGAAGAATTGTCAATATCTGCGGTTAAAAGTATTAAGAAAGAAGATATCGAAATAGTTGTTCATTTTAACTAAGTTAAATGAATATTATATTATAAAATTATATGGGTGTTCAATATTCCTTCTGATTGTAAACAAATCAGCTATAGATCGTTGTGTTTTTGCGTCAACAATATATACATCCCATATTTGTCATATTGTTTCTTCGTTACATATATTACATTTTCTTCTTTTATTCTATCTTTTTACTTTCCTTCTTTTATTTCATATTTCATACACTTCATTCTATTATTTTCATCTTCTATTCGTTCTATCCAATATTCACTTCTATACACTCCGTTCTCATCCATCTTTCTTTTCAATACATCCATAAATTCCGTTTTACTCACATTCGGTTTCATAAATCTCTGTGTATTTCTTACAAATTCTGGATAATGTTTCATCATATATTTCATCACCTCTTCTACACCATATATCTTATCCAATTTACGTTCTGCTTCTGTATATACTTCGGGAACCGGAATTGAAGAATTTATGTTTATAAACCGTTTTTTTATCATTTCTTCATTATATTCCATGATATCCACATTTACTATCATATCCGTATTCATTATTCCCAATAAATCTCCATATTCCTCTCGTTTTCTATATATTTCCTTCAACGCATTATATCTATGTATTCCATCATAACAATAATATATTTCGTCTTTTTTGGCTAAATATATTATTCCTTCCATTCGATTCATCTCTTCAATATATTTTATTATTTCTGGTAACCTATTTATATCTATCGGTCTATTGTATTTCCAATTCTCCACCTTAATCTTCATAAATTCACTCGTACTCATAATTTTCATCATATTTGTTTATTCGATTTATATTCTCTTTATATTGATTTATAAAATTCAATTTTAATTTAATTAAAAAAACATAGTAATTAATAAACAGATTATATTAAATTTACATTCTTTCAATACATGAGCTAGTTATTATTTCCAAGATTTGTCAGCATTATCAAAAGTAATTTCTGTTTTGGAGCATTATAATTTGAATTATTTAAATTATACATGTAATAATTTTTATATAACTTATTGAAGACAATACCACTTTTCATTTTCTAACCCACACCATTTATCATAATACATATAAAACGCATAAAATAATCATTTGTCATGTAATTTGTATTTTCTATTTATTATTGACTTTATAAGCGAACCCAAACATTCAAAGAAAAAGTTGAAAATTATTGACGCAATAAATAAAACAAGAAAACGAAGAGAAGAATTGTCAATATCCGTTGTCAAAAGTATTAAGAAAGAAGACATCGAAATAGTTGTTCATTTTAACTAAGTTAAATGAATATTATATTATAAAATTATATGGGTGTTCAATATTCCTATCCTTATAATTTATATTCGTACAAAGATGTGCAAAATTGTATCGAATTAGGTCAAGATAGAAGCATAATAATAAATACTCTTGACGAAACCACACAACAATGCTTGATTAAAAATACATATTCTATCTCGAAAGAAGAAGAAGCTATGAATCATTTTTTGCAAAAAGATAAGTCTATACATATATGCATTTACGGCAAACATTCGTCTGATATTAAAGTATTTGAAAAATACGACCAAATTAAAAAATTAGGTTTCATAAATGTATATATATATACTGGTGGATTATTTGAATGGTTGTGTCTACAAGATATATATGGTTCAACATTTTTCCCGACCACGTACACACCGAAAGATATTTTAGATTATTCACCAGGTATGATTCGAACAAAACAATTAAAATATACATAAATTTTAGTATTGCGTTATTATATATGTTTCGAAAAAGTGTTTGCACTGAATATTTACTTGTAAATGTCGCTTTATCTGTTTTATTTGGATTATTATATTATCTTAGTGATTTACTTATGGATCGGTATGCTCATATTGCTCATATGTTACATTTAGGAAAAATTAAAAAAGTAGACAAGTTTTTTGATCATTTTCATTTCTCTTGTATCACTCAGTCAACTGTAGGTTTTACTAATTCACATTTTGATGCTAACGCGACAGAATCAATACCGTTTCGTTTTTTGAATTATGTACAATTGTTTTCAATATTTGCCGTTGCTGGTTATTATTTTACTTAATCATTTAATAATGTTAATATATTTTAATGACATTATTAAATCTGTCAAAGTATATAAATCGTTATATAACTTCAGCCAAAACATTGAATTGTCATAAAACATATATAATTCAATGTATGAAACACAATACATATGATAATCAAAAATACTATTACAATTCAATCTTAAAACGGTCAAATATAGAATTCAATCCGTATGGATATAGACGCATACCTCTTTATAACTTCACAAATGTGGAAATACTTCTTCTAGAATGGAACCCTAACAGTTATTCTCCCATACATGATCACCATGATAAAGGTTGTATAATGTTTTTATTAAAAAATGAACTACTGGAAAAAAAGTATTGTATACATACACAAAATTTATTAAACACACAAACATTACCTTTGAATGAATTTCAATTTATTGATAATCAGAAACATATCCATTCCATTCATAACACAAGTGACAATACGACTTCACTTTCTTTACATATTTATCCTAAATAAATTAATCAACCTCTTCAACAACTGGTTCACTTGGTGTTGTATTCATATCAGGTGCTTTGTTCATTCCAGAGCCAGCATACATTTCTTGCATGATTGGATTCATTATATTCTCTATTTCTTTTTGTTTCTCTTCGTACGTTTCTTTAGACTCTTCTTGGTGATCGTCTAGCCATGAAATAATTTCGTCTATCTTCTCCAATCCTGGCTTTGCCTTTTCTTTAATTTCTTCACTTATTTCTGGTTTATCTAAACTAGATTTCATATTGTAACAATAGCTTTCAAGACCGTTTTTAGCTTCAATTACAGCAGCCCTCTTGTTATCTTCTTCTGCAAATTGTTCTGCTTCTTTGCACTTTGCGTCAATTTCTTCTTTAGAAAGGCGTCCTTTTTCATTTGTTATTACAATATTATTTGATTTATTTGTGGATTTATCCAGCGCAGATACATTCAAAATACCGTTTGCATCTATATCAAAAGAAACTTCAATTTGTGGCACACCACGAGGTGCAGGAGGAATTCCGTCCAATTGAAACCTGCCCAAAAGATTGCAGTCTTTTGTAAATTTGCGCTCACCTTCATATACTTGGATCAATACACCGGGTTGATTGTCAGCATATGTCGAAAATACTTGAGACTTTTTCGTGGGTATTGTTGAATTTCTTTCAATTAATGGAGTCATTATACCACCAGCAGTTTCCAAACCAACCGACAATGGTACGACGTCAATTAATAGCAAGTCACTATTTTTTTCGTCGATATCACCATTCAATATAGAAGCTTGTACTGCAGCTCCATACGCTACAGATTCATCAGGATTGATAGATTTATTAAGTGCTTTGCCATTGAAAAACGATTGAAGCAACTCTTGAACTTTGGGAACTCTAGTGGACCCACCAACTAATATCACCTCATGAATATCTCCTTTGCTCATTTTAGAATCACTCAATACTTGTTCTACCGGTTTTAAACAATTGTTGAATAAGTCTGAACAAAGAGATTCGAATTTTGCACGACTTAATGACAGTGAATAATCATTTCCTTCATGTAGTGAATCAATTTCAATATTAGCTGTTGTAGAAGAAGATAGTGTACGTTTTGCTGTTTCACATGCGGTTTTAAGTCTTCTCATAGCACGTGGATTCTCACTCATATCCATTCTATTCTTTCTTTTGAAATCTTTAATGCAGTGTTCCACGATTCTATTGTCAAAATCTTCACCTCCTAAGTGTGTATCACCCGCGGTTGCTTTTACTTCAAATACACCGTCTTCAATACTTAGTACAGAAACG